GAGATGATACAAAACCAAAACAATATGGTGTATTCGTACAATCAAATCAGGCACCAATAGGATTAAAGACACTATCAGATGGTGATGCTGGCGATATACATATTGCTGCCGGAGAAGATTTAGAACTATACGCAGAAAAAAGTCAATATCGTCACGCTGCAGGTCCTTCTTCCTTCCAGGGACCATCTGAATATGGTATATACGATTCATCAAATGGAGATTATAGGTTAGGTACATTCAGTAACATTCATTTTAAATCTATGCAAGGAAATGAAGTTCATCATATAAACAATGGCATTACCTTGAACTCTGGATATGACATTCATTTAAATTCTATCAATACATATTTAACATCTTCCGCTACTATAGAAATGCAGTCGCGACTCGTAGATATATATGGAGATCAATCGTTAGCTCTCGTGTCTTTTTCAAACTTAAACATTCATAATGAATGTGGTCCTGTAGAAATAAAGGCTGTCACTGGCACGGGTGGAGCAGGAATCATTCATTTAGCTGGTGATACTTCTGTGAATATTTTTCCAACTTTACTTACTCCATCGAGTGGACTTGGATCTGCGTCAATTCCAGGAAATATCGGAACTCCTGGTTCTATAGCACCAGAATCCGCTAAAGATTCGAGAATATCTGCTATACCAGAAACTTTAGAATTACTCTCTATAGATTTACCCAATCCAAGACCAGCCACAGGAACAAGTGTTAGTACTTTAGCTCTAAATTATAATAATTTAGAAGAAGGAATTGGAGGAGAGAACATTCGTAATTTACACGATACAATTGAAAATATGCAAAAAGGATTAAGTGCTTATGTCACTAAAACTTATCCTTCTACTTCAGACAAAAAGACATATTTAACAGATCAATCTGAAATGGTTAGAACAGGAGGATTTACTCATGAGTTAGAATCTCCCTGGACAGGATATGAAGATCACAATAAAACAATTCTTCCTCTAGGTCCGATAGCAGCACCAAATGTGCCTTTTGATTTTGAATCCAGTGCACCGAGTTCAACCTTTACTATGGCTGGTTGTACTTACGTTCCTCCACTTCCTCCACCAGAAGCTTATGAACTAATTGGTGCTTCCGATTGGGATCAATTTGGTACAGATGTTAGCATATTGGGAGATAAATTATTAGTTACCAACGGTTCGCCGGGGATCCCCGGCGCCCAGGGGCATGTTTCTTTATATATCTATGATTTATATGATGGTTCTAATGAAGTGGAGATATCAGCATCTTCTATTCTTTCGTCTAATGGAGATCCTGGAACTTTTGGTGGCTTTGCTGTTGTTGATAGTCATCCTACAGCAGGAAAAATTGTTATAGGATCTCCGACGTATATAGATAGTGCGCCAGGCCAGTTCAATCAAAATGTTAAGCATGGTGCTGTTGTAATAATGGATAGTGATGGAAGTAATTCTATAATTGTAAAACATCCCACATCCAAGTATTGGAGGGAATTTGGAGTATCTGTAGCGTGCGGTAGCGATAGATTTGTTGTCGGAGAAAGTGATCTATATCCGGATCTATATGGATCCTTCTCCATATACGTTGGTTCTAGAACTATTGGAGCAGCTTACATTTATGATTATAATGGAAGCTTAATCGCTACTATACCTAATCCAGATAATGGAGCTTCTACAACCTTAATCGCGCCAGCTAACGCGAGCTGGATAGATGTTGTTGATGCTACGATTTTTGCTCAACAGGGCGAACTTATTTTTGATCTAGGGGGACCACAAGAACAGCTGGTAACTTATAGCGGCCGCACCGCAATTCCTGGGGGCTGGAGAATATACATTAACGTAGGGACGCTGTCACCCTTTCCATTAGGAGGAACAATTCCTGCAGGCACTACAGTAACTCAACGACAATATCAAGGATTCGGGCAGAAAGTAACTATAGGAAATAATCAAATTATTGTTACTAATCCAAATTCTACGATTCCTGGAGATGGATCAGGGGAACAAGTTGGTGTTGCTTATGTTTATGACTTGAGCGGAAATTTACAGCATACTCTTGTTGGTAATGATACGGATCTTGGTCCAAAGTTTGGATCGTCATGTGCAATAGATCCTATCACAAATAACTTATATATTGGTGCGGCTTTGGCCTCCGATCCTTACGAGTTAGTAGATCCGTCAGAACAGCCCAGTGGAAGAATTCATATGTATGATTCTTCTGGTACTTTTTTGAGTTCTGAATCTGATCCATATAATTGGCTGAATACGCAGACTAATTACTTCGGCGGAGGAGGTGAATGGGTATCCAGCTCGAATGCAAGTTATAGTAATGGTATATCTGTACCAAAAAATTCAGGAGTAGAGAGTTCAATTTTTGCAGTTCTATCACCAAGAGATGATACCTTTTATTCAAACGGCGGTGCGGTACATTTATTCGAAGAAGGTGGAGGGCTTATGACTTATACCTACAATTCATTTTACCAGTTGGATGATGGAACTGGAGACCAAGTAAATTCTCTTGCCATAGATTATGACAGTAGTTCCGGATATATATATATTGTCGTTGGGACGTGGTCTCATGATGAGCATGGTACAAATAAGGGTTCAGTTCATGTTCATCCAATAAACGCTTCAGACTATTTTGGTTGGAGTGCACCTTAAAACTTATATAACATAATTAGGAGAAAAAAATGTTAAACAAATTGATTGAAAAAGTAAAAGATCGAGAAATGAATATGGGACTTCTTATGGTTATTATTGGAATTTTAATTTGGATTATTCCAGTCAAACTCGTTTTAACTTTATTTGTAATTTATGGATTGGTACAAATCTTCTGGAAGAAAGAAGAAAAGATTAGAGACATTCATCATCACCACCATCATAATGGAAATAATGGTAATGGTAAAAAGAAAGTAAGGAAGAAAGCTAATGGCTAAAAAGGCAGCTCAACAAAACAAAATTGAACCTGTAAAGAAAAGAACGTCAATTGGTTGTTCTGTTAGGTCTCGGCCAAAGAATAAAAACAAAAGACGTAACTTTAAAAAGTATAGAGGCCAGGGAAAGTAGATAAATATTACTAATGGCTACTGTACAATACAACGAAGGATTTGATGACGCAGAATCCGTAAATAATAGTCCTAGAAGTACGTTTATACACAAGGACTTAAACTTGTTCTTTACAAGAAATCCCGTAACTAGCGATGTTTCGGTAGTGACGGATGTGCAAGCCATAAAACGTTCTGTTCGTAATTTAGTATTATTAAATCCAGGAGAAAAACCATTTCATCCTGAAATTGGCACAGGCATTCGTGGTGCATTATTTGAAAATGTTACTCCTCCAATTAGAGAGCTCATTAGAAACAGAATAGTTGAAGTTTTAACAATTTATGAACCAAGAATAAGTGTAGAGGAAGTGACCTTTAACGATCCAGACAATCAGAGATTGGACAATAATGAGTTAAATTGTTCTATATCATTTTCCATAAAAAATTCACCAAACCAATTAGAAGAAGTTGAAATTATGCTTCAGAGAATACGATAATGGCAGCCGGAATAAACACCAAGGGCAAATTACAAGTTACTGAACTTGACTTTGACAGTATTAAAGAAAATTTAAAAACTTATCTTAAAGGTCAATCTAATTTTACTGATTATGACTTTGAAGGTTCAGGTATGAATATTCTGTTAGATACTCTTGCATATAATACTCATTACAATGCAATTTTAGCAAATATGTTAGCTAACGAAATGTTCTTAGATACTGCTCAGAAAAGAAACTCAGTAACTTCTCACGCAAAGGCATTAGGTTATACTGTAAATTCTGTAAAGGCAGCTACTGCGTATCTGAAGGTTCAAGTAAATGATGCCTCAACAACTAGTTTAACAATGCCTGAGGGATATTCTTTTAGTACAACGATTAACGGAATAACTTATCAATTCGTAAATACTTCTGAAAGAACAATTCAACCAACTTCTGGAATTTATGTTTTCGGTGGAGACACGGGCATTCCTGTTTATGAAGGTACTTGGGTTACAACTAGATTTACTGTTAATCTAAATGATGCAGATCAAAAATTTATTATACCCAACGACAATGTTGATACTTCGACTTTAAAAGTTTTAGTTCAAAAAAGTTCTTCTGATGTTACTACTACGTCATTTAATCGAGCAAGTTCCTTAGTCGATATCACAAGCACAACCAACGCTTACTTTGTACAAGAAACTGTAGACGGAGACCAAGAAGTTTATTTCGGAGATGGTATATTAGGTTCTGCATTGATCGATGGCAACATTGTTATTTTGAAGTATATTGTTACAAACCCAGAAGAAGCTAATGGAGCAAATTCATTTACAGCTAACAACAATATTTCTGGATTTAATGACATTAGTGTTACTACGGTTTCTGCTGCTAGTGGCGGTGCAGTTGCTGAAAATTTAGATTCTATTAGACTTAATGCTCCATTCAATTATGCTGCTCAAAACAGAACAGTAACTTCTAGAGATTATGCTACAATTGTTCCAACCATTTATCCAAACGTAGAGTCAATTTCTGTTTGGGGTGGAGAATATGCAGATCCACCAGTTTATGGAAAAGTCTATATTAGTATTCGGCCTAAGGCAGGAAATACTTTAACAGAATCAACTAAGACTACAATTGTCAATTCTTTAGAAAATTATAATGTAGCTTCAGTAACTCCGGTTATTTTAGATCCTGAAACTACAAAAATTATTCCTACAGTAGATTTTAAATTCAACAACACAGTTACGTCAAAATCGAAAGAAGATTTGGCAGCTTTAATTACATCAGCAATCTCGACATATTCTGATGATAGTTTAGAAAAACACGAATCGATATTCCGTTATTCAAAGTTTATTTCTTTAATAGATGATGTTGATCCTTCAATTCTTTCAAACATCACGAAGATTAAAATGAGTAAAACTTTTTTGCCCACTTTAGGTAAGGCAACAAAATATACAATTAATTATGAGAACGCAATCTATAATCCTCATGCGGGTCATATGGCAATGACTACAGGAACATCAGCTGGTGGTGTAGTAACTTCTTCTGGATTTAAGTATACAGGAGATACTAACGTTTACTATTATGAAGATGATGGTGAAGGTAATATTAAAGCTTATTATATCTCTGGAACAAATAAAGTTTATAAGTCTGCTGCTGTGGGCACAATTGATTATATCAATGGTAAGATAGTTTTGTCAAGTGAAAATTATGCGTCAGTAGAAAATTATGATGGAATAACACAAAATCAAATTCGTATTACAGTTGTTCCAAGTTCGAATGATATTGTTCCTGTGCGAAATCAAATTCTAGAGATCGACACTTATAATTTATCGGTATCAGGAACAGCAGATAGTATTGCTGCTGGATCTTCTGATGGTGGAACGCAATATAGCACATCAAGTTCTTATAACTAATGGCCACAATCTATAGTAAAGTATCTACTCAGGTTGCAGATCAACAACCTGATTTTGTTAGAGCCGATCATCCAGGAGTTTTAGAGTTTCTAAAGGCTTACTATGAGTTTTTAGAATCTGCTGAATTAAAACTCAAGGACTTTGGTTCAGTAGATTCTATTTTATTTGAGCAAGGAACAACCACATATATTATATTAGAGGATACTAACAGATATCGAACAGGAGAATCGAATAATATTCTTCTAGAAGATTATGATACTGTAGGCGGTTCTCGTATTAGAAGTGTGGGTGCTTTTGTTAATGGCGAAACAATCATAGGACAAACATCTAAAGCAACATCAACAATTAGAACCGAAGATATTAATAATGGGTCTCGATTGTTTATTTCATCACAAAACAAATTTATTTTGGGTGAACAGATTGTTGGACAAACATCTGGAGCTACGGCATATATTGTAAGCTATACTGCTAATCCAGTTCAGAATGTCATGCAACTTCTACAGTATATGGATGTTGATGATACCATTGATGCTTTCTTTTTACAATTTAAAGAAGCATTTATGAGAACTATTCCAGATAAACTAGCAGATGGATTAGATAAAAGAAATCTTCTTAAAAATATTAAAGACCTCTATAGATCAAAGGGTTCTAAGAAAGGTCACGAATTATTCTTTCGTGTCTTATTGAATGAAGATGCAGATTTATATCTACCAACAAAAGACCTACTAAGAGTTTCTGATGGTAAATGGTCTGACGATACCATTTTAAGAATATATGCTACAAACGATACCATATTAATGGAAGATGCTAATGATTCAAGTGAAATTTTCTTACTTATGGAAGATGGCTCACAAATCTTACAAGAAGATAGTGTAAGTGGTACTGATATTTTGACTCGTGTTGTTGGACAAACAATCACACAAAACTCCGTATCAGACTTATCTATTCTTTCTGGTGGAGCATATTTCAATCAAGGTTATAGTGCTATCAATAAAGCTACAGCTGTAGTTGATAGTGCATTTCAATATAAACTCGGTGGAGAAACCGTTACAGAACTTGTACTTAATCCTGGTAGTATAGACGGAACATTTTTTGAAGGACATACAATAACATCCGTAGACAATACTGATGAAAATTTAACTATCTCGGGTAAAATTTCTTCCATTTTACAATCAGCAGATGTTGATGCTACAACTTATCAAGTAAGTCAATATTTTACAACTTCAGATTCTTTGTCTGTAAGCTCAGATACAGGTAACGACGGCATAACATCAATATCATCAGTTACCTCGGGAACTATTAATCAGATTATTGTCGATGATCCCGGCACAGATTATGAGATTGGAGATCAACTTGTAGTAACAAATACTAATACAAATGGTACTTCACTAGCAGGAGAAGTTTCTATTGTTAATGGTGGTTTTATTCCTGAAGATGGGACACTCACTGGAGAGTTTAGAATTACATTAGAAGATGGTACATCTGGAGCTCCAGGAGAGATGTTATTAGAAGAATCTTCCTTTACCTATGAAACTCCAACTGGTGTGTTTAACATCGGAGAAACTATTACAGGATTAACTTCGGGTGCAACAGGAACTGTTATTGAAGTTCACCTTGACATTAAACAAGTATTATATAAAGTAGAAAGTGGAACATTTACATTAGGCGAAAGTATTTTAGGTTCTACTAGTGGATATAAAGTAGTTATATTAACAAACACAGCTGATGTCTTTATCGCAAACGAAGATGATAGTGAAATGGAATCTACTGATAGATTCGTAATGGAAGGTGAAACTGTAAGAGGAGATACATATGATGGTTCTGTAATTGTTCAAGAATCAGGAACTGGTATAGGAGACATTACGGACGTTCGTGTTACATCTATTGGATATGGTTATACTTCATTACCAACAATAACTGTCAGTTCTGTCCAAGGTATTAATGGTACTGTAAAGGCCAAGGGTACTAATGTTGGTAAAATAGCATCTATTAATGTTGTTAATCAGGGTATGCATTATACGGATCAAGATTCTTTGAAGATTTTAGCAACTTCAAATTTCTTGTGTACTGCTATCACTGGAGGATTTACTCTTAATGAAACTGTTACTGGATTAACATCAGGTGCAACAGCTAGATTTAAATCTCAAGATACTCCGACAGGTATTTTTAAGTTAGATCAGTTAAGTATAACACCATTTATTCCTGGAGAATTTATCGTAGGGTCATCGTCATCTCAGGTAGCAAGAGTTGACTCTTATGTAAAAACAAACATTCCCGGTAAAATTGGAACTGTCGTTAATAGAACAGGAAAATTTATTGGTCAGGACGGATTTATTTCAGATTCTTCCAAGAAAATTCAAGATAGTTATTACTGGCAAGATTATTCATATGTAGTTAAGACTGCTTCTTCGATTGTTGATTGGAGAGATGAGTTACTTTCCACAGTTCACCCAGCAGGATGGGCGGTATTTGGACAAGTAGATATTTCTTCCAGAATAAGTCAACTTGCAAACATCACATCAGTTACTGGTCTTGGTTCTATCTTTAGTCTTATTTGGCCAGCATTGTTTGGCATGCGTTTAGGTACGGAAGATCAGAATCCTCTTAATCCATCACCAATGGCAGAAGCCAATGAACCGGGTGATAAGCAGAGACTTTATGATCCTGCCTTACAAGTAACGGCCGGCACTGCGTTTACTTTATATGAAACAATTACTGGTGGCACTTCTGGTGCAACTGGTCTGGTCCAAGAAGATACTACAACAGATGAAGGTATTAGAATTGTAACTTATGAACCTGTCTCTGGTATATTCCAGACATCTGAAACAATTGTGGGTGGAACATCTGGAGAAACTTCAACTACAATTGAAGTGTTTGGTTTGAGAGGTAAACGAGATAGAACATTATATCATAGGATGGAAATTGACTATCAGCTCAACACTTCAGGTTTAGCTGGACTTGGCGGACCAACATATGATAACTTTACAGACTTTATGTTTGCTAAGAGTATGACTGAATCTAATGCGGACACAATGACATTTAGAAGTCATAATGTTTATGCTGTACAGATACCGTTTAGTACATTGAATGGGAACATCAACAATTCAGTTACTACTATTACGGTGACCGATGCAACCGATTACCCAACTTCAGGTACTATTCAGATCGGCAGTGAACTGATAGATTACACAGGCAAATCAGCTAATGATTTAACCGGCTGTACAAGAGGTGCTTATTCTACAACGCCAGCATCTCATACATCCGGTGATCGTTTGGATTCAGTTAGATGGGGTATTGACCAAGATCAGAGTTCTGGTTATAGAATTATGGATTGGGTCAAAGACTATCAGGGAAACAATATATCTATTGCAGATTTTACAGATTTCCCAAAACACAAAAATCATATTACACCTCCAACCGAGGTTACTCTCTATAAGACCTAAGGAGTCCTTATAAATAATAGAGATAAATATTTTTAGGAAATAATGCTATGTCAGCAATCGTAACAAATAAATTTAGAATCAACAACGCTCTTCAGTTCTTTGAGTCATTTGGAGAAGCAACACCTACAGTATACTATCTCTTTGTGGGTCGTCCTCAGGCTTTTGGATCAGGTACTGGAGGTGGTACAGATACAGCACCACCAACGCCTGTGGATAATACTGTTAGTGAAACCATGTTCTATCGTGACATGATTGCGGCAAAGAAAATTACCTCAAGTGATGTTTCTTATGTCGTGCCTCGTCATGATTGGGTAACGGGTACAGTATATGACTACTATCGTGGTGATTACGGAGCAACAGTAAACGCATCTACAGTAACACTTGTTGGTGGCGGAACAGATCCTTTTGCAACAACGGCAAAAATGTTTGTTCGTTCTTCTGCAAACAATGTCTACAAGTGTATGTGGAATAATGGTGGTGTAGCTTCTACAATAGAACCAACCGGAACATCAACTAGTGAACTTACAACTGCTGATGGTTACGTTTGGAAATATATGTATACTTTGACTGCTACAGAACTTACAGATTTTCTCACAACAGATTTCATGGCAGTGCACACAGACGGCACCGTGTCTTCAGCTGCTACAGATGGTGCAGTAAGACATTATCATGTTGCTACTGGTGGGGCAGGATATTCTGACGGAACATATGCCACACAATCATTACATGGTGACGGTTCTTCAGCTACATTTACAGTTACTGTTTCGGGTGGATCAGTAACTTCTGTTGTTTCTGTTGCAGAAGGTTCAGGTTATACTTTTGCTGATCCTAAGATTGACTCTATTGCAGGTATTGGTACTCCTTCAGCTTCTGCTATTGTTACTCCAATTATTGGTCCAAAAGGCGGCCATGGATATGATGCAATTGAAGAACTCGGTGGATTTTATGTAATGACAAATACAACTCTTAGTGGTACAGCCGGCTCTGGTGATTTTGTCGTAGACCAAGATTTTCGTCGAATTGGTGTTGTTCGTGATCCATTTGATTATGGAACAACTACAATTTGTAGTGCTGATACTCGTAGTGCTCTTAAATCAGTAACGTTTAGTGGTACACCAGGTTCGTTTGTAAATGATGAGGTAATTACTGGAGGCACTTCTGGCGCTAAAGGATTAGTCGTAGATTATGATGCTTCAACTAAGGTTCTTAAATACATTCAAACAGAATGGACTGGTGTTGATGCAAACGGTGATAAAACTGATTTTAGTGTTTCAGAAACAATTACAAGTGCTAGTGCAGCAACAGGCACAGTATCCGCAGTAAACAATCCAGAGATTGATTATTATAGTGGAGATATTATTTACATTGAAAACCGTGCTCCAATTGTTCGTGCTGCGGATCAGACAGAAAATATAAAGCTAATCATTGAGTTTTAATAAAGGATAGAATATGCCAGCCAAGACTAACTTTAATGTAAGTCCTTATTGGGACGATTTCTCAAAAGAGGATGATTTTTATCGAGTATTGTTTCGACCAGGATATGCGGTCCAAGCAAGAGAATTAACTTCTCTACAAAGTCTTCTTCAAAATCAAATTGAACAGTTTGGTAATCATATCTTTAAAGAGGGAACAATTGTTATTCCTGGTAGTGTTGGTTACGACAGTAAATATTATGCTTTAAAGTTACAATCAACATTTGGCGCTGGTACAGTTTCTACTTATCTATCACAATATGATGGTGCAATTATTACTGGAGCAACATCAGGAGTAACTGCAAAAGTTATTGGATATTCTGCCGCAGATGCTACGACTGGCGATCCTGATACTCTTTTTGTTAAGTATTTAACTACTGGTTCAGATAACTCTACAGTTACTTTTACTGATGGAGAAAACATTTCAGCTGATAAAGCAATTTCTTCCTATTCTTCTGGAGTTGTTTCAGCTACATCTGCTGCTACAAGTGCAAACGCAACTGGATCTGCTGTAAAAGTTCTTGCGGGCATTTATTTTGTCCGAGGGTTCATGGTACAAAATACAGAACAAACGATTGTTCTAGACAAATATACAAATACACCATCATATCGAGTTGGTTGGACAGTAACAGAAACACTTGTTACACCTGAAGCTGATAATTCTCTTTTAGACAACGCTCAAGGTTCATCAAACTATGCCGCAGCTGGTGCTCACAGATTAAAGCTTACATTAACACTCACAAAGAAATCACTTACAGCAACAGATGATTCTAACTTTATTGAGTTAGTTAGAGTTAATTCTGGTGTATTGGAAAATAAAATTAGATTTACAGAGTATAGTGTTGTTGCTGATATGATTGCTCGTCGTACAAATGACGAATCTGGTGATTATATTGTAAAGCATTTCGACATTGAACCTAGAGAACATTTAAATGATGGAACAAATAGAGGAATTTATACATCTGCAACTGGTGGAGATTCAACTAAAAATGTTCTTGTAATTTCTCCAGGTAAAGCTTATGTTGATGGTTACGAGGTTGAACTTCAAACAACATCCTATGTAAATCTTGATAAAGCCAGAACATCTAAGAATGTTCAAAACGATAGTATTCCTGCTGATCTGGGAAATTACGTTCAGGTCGATAATGTCTATGGTCAACCAGATGTTACCTTGGTTGGTTCTACACTTGATCCATTCAAATTAGTAAAACTTTATGACCAACAAACTTCAGTAAGAGGTAGTTCATCTGGATCTAATATTGGTTATGCTCGTTCACGATCCTTTGAGTATAATAGTGGTACAATTGGAAACGTAGCTGCAATCTATCATCATTATCTGTTTGACATTACAATGTTCAACACAGTTACAATGAGTTCTAATTGCTCATTAACAGAAAATGCAGTCATTACAGGTTCAACATCCGGCGCAACTGGTACTGTTGTTGCAACTACAACAACATCATCAACTTTCCAATTAATGCAACAGAAAGGAAACTTTTTACCCGGCGAAAGTATTACTTCAAGTGTAACAACTGATACGGTTGCTGGTACTTTTACATCTATAGCTACAAAGAATTTTGGTCGTGATGTAAAACAAGTTTACATGGACACCTCTACAGGTCTAGACTATACTTCAGACATTCTTTTATCTGAAACTAGAACATTGGGCGGAACAATTGACGTTACGGGTACCGCAGTTGTGGGTTATGGTACAGAGTTTTCTACTGATCTTGTTGTTGGTGATATTGTTCTTTACCCAACGGGTGCAGCTGGTGCTCAAGAAGAACGACGAGTTACAAACATTGCAAGCAATCTAGCTCTCACGTTGAGTTCAGCTGTAACTAATAATCTAACAAAGGTTTCCATTAAAAGACTTCGTGGTGCTATTCAGCAGATTGAAGAAACTGTCCTTGTGTATAAAATGCCTAAGGACAACATTAAGACACTTCTTAATAGTGGCGGCAATACAGATACAAACTACGCATTTAGAAAACAGTATA